GCGTAGCACATATGACCTAACGTTTGTAAGTTAATTTTCGCCTTACCGTACGAAATTGTCTGCGTAAATCGCTTTATTTTTCGTAGTCTTGCGGTACCTGCCTTTTAGGTAGTTGGGTACCGTAAGCATCAGTTACGAGTTTAGTTCTCAAAGCAGCCTCGCCCTGCTGAGCCATTACGCCGGCTCCATCCAAAATATTAGGTGCTCCCGCCTCCATTACTGGGGCTCCACCGCCAGCCGATCCAGCTCCGCCACCCGATGGGGCAGAACCGCCACCCATTTCAGGAGGCAATGTTCCTGTGATCTGCATGATTTCTTGTTCAATTTGGGTTTGAAGAAGTTTGAGTGCGCCGTCAGATAGAGCTTCGTCTTTAAGTTCTTGACGGATCTCTTCAAGCTTCTCAGTTGGAAATTCTTCTCCAAGGGAGCGCAAAGCCCCTTCTTTAGACTCAAGTCCTAGAGACATAAGTGATTGAACTTCGTTCAAAGCAATCAACTTATCTAGAGGTAGAGGTGGTGGGAAGTGAACATAAGATTGATAAGTAAGAGGATCTTGTGGATCTAGTCGATCTAACTGACCTTGTTTCAAAGGAGAGTTTTTAGATGGATCCCATACAAAAGTCTCTGGCTCTTTGATTGCCAAGCTTAGGAGAATAAGCTCGTTAACCCGCTCAAGCCCACGAGCGTATTGAATGATCTTTTGATGGTAACGATTCATCAAAGGTTGGAACTGAATAGACAGCGCCACACCTGATGTATTGGAAATAGGCTGTGCTTGACCGAGTGCGGTCTCAGGAACACCGATCATTTCGTGCATAGACTTCTTCATCATTGTCAAGAACTCCATAGCACCTTTTAGTCCTTGCGACCCGCCTTCAAGATTTTCTACTCTTGCGTCTTTTGGTAACCCACCCCAGACCTTATTAGCCCCCTTCTCAAGTTGAGAAGCTTTTGCACCGATGATAACTGTGACTGGGGCGGCGTGATAGTTAACAATGTCAGCAATATCCGTAGCGGTCTCGTTGTAAGCGCGGTTAATATTGATAATGTCATTGCAATCAGAAAGACCCCAAGGGCTACCGCTAATACGCACATTTGGTACATGTACAACAGGGATAACACCAAGAGGGTTCGGGCGCGAATCAATAAGCTCATCATTGATATATTCCTCAATGACATCTTCTGTCAGGATCTCTGTGTAGGTGAATACTTGTCGCGTACCTTCAAGAGAGGTGCCCCAGAAACGGTACTTGAGTTTAAAGCGAATAAGACGCTCACGGTCGTGAGGATGAAACTCTGGAAAACAGAAAGACGAGTTAAGAGGCAGAACGCGAACACGACCAGGATGCACACGGCCCGCAGGATCTGTATATGCTTCTTCGTATGCGACCTTGATGAAACAGTCACCTGAGACTGAGCCTTGCTGTCCAATTTCCCAAAGGACTGTGGCTTTGTTGTTGTCAACTTCCCAGACTCTTTCCAAGAGGTCCGGAACAATTGCTTCAGTTTGTTTTGGGCTACGGAAGCTAACGCCCTTACCGAATGTAAAGTTAATGACAAAGTCTGTGAACGCACGATAGTAGTTTAACATCATTTGCGTTTCGCCTGTTTGACGGCGGTATGAGTAATGATGTCCTAGATACATAGCCCAGTTAAGGGAATATCTATTTAAACGCGGGCCATGAACTTCAAATTCTTCATCTGCAAGCTCCACCAAACCTAGTGGAGAAATGGAAATAGTAAGGTCAGATGACGCCGCCCTATACGACGGCGGTGAGAAATCTATACCGCTCACCAAACCACCCTTCTTACTTTAACCAGCAAAGAGTACCACTATTACCGACAAAACGATAAAAGTTATTTCCTAAAAGCTTCGCCAGCAACATTACCTTTGCCGACTTTTTTTGTTACTTTCTTCTTCTGATCTTCTTCTTTTTTCTTCATAGCTTCATGGGCATAATCGCGAAAACGAGGATCTACATCCTTCTTTGATTCAACAAATTTGCCGCCCATTTGAAGGTATTTAGTGTGTACCCAGTGAGCGGCGGCAGGGGATGGGTACTTAGCAAATTTAGTTTTTGCTTGAGTTGTAATCATGTTGTACAGGCGTGGGTTAGCCGGAACCTGTTTCGGTCCCTCTTTTACCTCTTGACCTCTGATCAGTGCCATGAATAACCTTTAGATAAATAGGTTGTCCTGCCTCGGAGTTAATGCTAAGCAAATAACCGATTTAGTACGAGGCAGGACTTCCTAGATTATTAGTCTTGTACGACAGCTGGGTTAGCAGGTTGCTGATGTGCTCCGCTACGGAATACACGTTCAAAGCGGTTGTCTCCATGGTCAGCAAAGCCGCCAGATGAAAACTCGCCAAGATAAGCAGGTGCTTCTACCCAAGCTGCAGAACCGACATGTGCACGTTCGCGCATTGTCTCTTCTGCTGTCTTGGTATGAACCACAGCATTACGATTTGGGCGACCTGCTGCAGGAACATATCCCTGCATTGCGCCTTTGGAAAATTCCTGTGGGACATCTGTATCTGTCGCAACGCCTTCTTCGAAACGAAGAGGGCCACGCATTCCTGGAGTAGCAGCAGCGAACTTACGATCGTAAGTAGCGCCTGTCTTCTCTGGGAAGTTAGGGTTTGGTGCAATTGCCATTTTTACTCCTTATTAAAGGTTGAGGGCCTCATGTAAAAGTTTCCTACCTTGCGAGCCTAAAGTCTGCCTAAACTAGCGATAAAAAGGGGATGAGGATACTTCTACGGATGGCATGGTTAGATCCATAGTTAGTGCCACCGCAATAGCCAAACTATCGGCGTAGTCATCGTGGGCATGTGCCTCATCTGGAGCGTGAGCTAAAAAGTTAGGACCCTGGAACTTAGTCTCTAGGTCCGTCATTTGTTGGTAGAAACGCTTCCATGTACGTAACCTTCGGGTTTTGGCGTGAGCTGGCCAACCAATCATTCGTCGATCAATAAGCGCTTTTAGGTGTTTCCAGCGCTTAGATTGTTCTGGTTGGCTACTACCTATGGCATGAACTTCTGCCCTAGGAAGAAGAAGTTTAAGTCTTTGAGCTACCGCGTCACCCACACCGTTAGCATCTACTCCTACGGCTAGAACATCATAGTTGTTAAGGAAGTTAATAATTTGAAAATATTGATCTTCCCAGTCATCACCTTGAAGTTCCATCCAATTTAAAACTCTGTGGTCAAAATACCCAAACTCGTCAGGGCGATCCCAATCAACCCAAACAACTGTAACTACTGTGGAGTCCAGCTTACGAGCCGGATCAATCCCAACTACCACAGGAGTTCTATGCCAAGCTTTAACTGTCTCTTGTGATGTATCTCCAAGTTCGTCCATGATTGCAGATGAGACGAACATACCTCGCTCAAGTAACCATTTACAAGAGTATGACATTTGGAACTCATCGGAATCTTCACCAATACGAAGCATCTCTTTTTTGATGAATTTACCGTAGCTAGAATTTACTTTTGCAACCTCTCGCCAGTCCCACTCAAAATGGTTTTGGCGAGAGCTCTTACCTGTCTGCCTACGCTTGTTTAATTGAATGGATCTGTAAAAGTTGTTTTTAGTTGTAGTAGGCGTACCTGTCTTTACCATAGTACCAGAGTAATACGCCAACATAGGAGAGATAGATTTAGATACAACAAAGTCATCTGCTTCTTGACACTCATCAATAACTACAAGATGGAAAGACTTAGACTCAATTTTAGCTCTAGGGTTAGCTGTCATCATCATGAGGCTACTGCCTGAGTTTTTTAGTTTAATTTGTCGTGTAACTCCAGGCACTTTACCTAATGAGTCATCAATCTCTGGATCTCCAAGAATCTCAAGCGCTCGCTCACTTGTAAGCCTGTTTACTGTACGACCAAAGAGAGTTTCAACCTGACCCTCAACAGGAGCAAACATTCCGATCCAGATTCCATCTTTGAAACGACCAAGCAGTTCTGGATACATTTTTGCTAAACGAGGAAGTAAAACCATAAGTGTTGCTACTGTATTTGCAATAGTTTCAGACTTACCCGACTGACGAGCAGCAAGTGCGGTTACTTCTTCACCATCATTTATAATTACAGATTCAATTACGCGTCTAGCTAAAGGTAATTGATAAGGGTGAAGTTCGTGCCCAACCAGAGCACTCATAAATTCAATGCAACGATCAATAAGTTTTTTTACAAACTCTTTAGAGAGTTCGTCTAACTCTTCTTCAACATCCTCTTCTAAAGGCTGTTCAAGATCCTCATCAGGAAAGAACTCTTCTTCGTCTTCATACACGGAGTCATTAATCATATTTTCCTAGTTTATGGAAAAACAAAAAGCCTTGGGTATGTAAACCCAAGGGCTCTTTGCTGCCGCCATACGGGGAGAGAAGAGAGAGGCAAGGCAAATTTTAGCATAATGTAGACAAACCTACTATTTGGTGCTTCGCTTATAGAGCTCTTCTACAACGGCATGTAAAGCTTCTGCTCCGTTTCGAGCTTCTTCTAAATAGACTTTTTCGCGACTTTTTTGATAGTTAGATAGGCACTTTCCAACTTCATAGACTGCTTGATCAATCCACATTTCCAGTTCAGCTGTTGGGATCCTAGAGACCCGTTTTGCTACTTTTTCAGAGAAAGGTTTATCCCAGTCTTTATCCTTAAAAAGTTTCATGATATGCCCCGTCCTCTGGAGACCAGACTTTTCTTGCTTTAAGTGCGTTACCGACTAATAGATCAACATCTTCATCAGTTAGAAGATGTGGGTCTTTTACGGTTTTAAACAAAAGACCTAGATAGAACCCTGGCTTTGTAAATGGAACTCTAAATACTAAACAACGACCAGATCGATAGGGAAAGTCTGTTTCTTGGGTGCGACCAAGCTCTACAATAGGGAGGGCTTTGCGGTGATAATAATTAAGTTTCCCTAGATATATTGGTCCCAGTGTTCTCATTTGATTCCTCAGTAGTTCTATTGTAGGCGGGGCTGTTCTGTATGCTACTAGCTATTTGAGCGCTGTAGCTAATTTGCTCCTTTAGTGACTCTGGCATGTCTGCCACATTTGCTGGTCCCATATCTGACCAACCATCTAACCCAGAAGATCGCAAATATCTTCCTGTAGAGGGGCTGTTCTTTAGCCCTAGCCACATATTAGTAGGGACATTATTGTACTCCCACCAAGTACCATCTCTAAACACCACAATTAATTTATTAGCCTCAGGGGCATACGCAACTACAAGCGCTCGCGGTCTGCCTGGGTTTATTGTTGGAGCAGAACGCATTTCACCACGATTTACCTGAGGCTCTGGGGCTTTGCTCACATCATTTGGAATAACAACTTCGGTGTCTTTCCACTTAGCTGCAAACCGATCTTCGTACCCAAGTTTTTCTTGGGCTCTAAGGATTAAATTGAGCTTTTTATTTGCAGAGTCGTCGGCTGGACCATATTTTAAAGCTCTGCCTTTGTACTTTGGCATTAGTCCTCACACCTATGATCTTCTTTTTCAGAGTCTAAAACTCTCGTTAAACAATAAGCACAGCGCACATACTTTGGTGGTCTGTAGTCATTTTGCGCTGTGGCACCTAAAGGGTAGTCACTACCATCTTCATCTTGATTGGGTCTATCCACAACAATGTCTGGTTCCCTAAACAAGTCAGGTGGAAACGGTCCAACCGGATCCATCATTCGATCGGGAACTGGGTGGACTTGTACAGCCTGTTTTTTAGTTATCCGCATCAGCAGGAGCCTCTTTAGCTTCTGCTTTCTTCTTAGCTGGGGCAGCCTTTTCTACAGGAAAATGTCCAGCCAAGGCGCGATCTTGTAACCATGTAGGCAAGCAGTTCGCGCAGTAGTTAACTGGGTTAACGCCAGGATCAGCTACTGTGTAAGCCGCGTTGTTAGAGCAGTTATCGCACTTCATTGGTTCTCCTTTTCTTTCCACAATTCTATCTTAAAAAAGCAATAGGGCGGGCATTGAGCCCGCCCCACTGAGTTAATGCTTACTTCTTTTTAGCCTTCTTAGCTTCTGCTTCGAGCTTCTTGGTCACTTCACCTGCAAGTGATAAGGCCACACGACCGAACGCCGGATCCTTCTTATTTGCCCAGCGTAGTGCAACTGGGATCACGGATGCCCAAAGGGCGTTTGCAACCAGTGTCCATTCACCTGAACCAAACTCTAATGGTGATGCAATTCCGCTGGTTTGAGTAACAATTACAATTGCGCCAATAATCTGACCTAACAGGTTACGGGCATACGATTCAATTGCCGCTTTATTCATATAGCTCCTACTTCTTTACTTGTCCGCAGGTTGGGCACACTTGTGGTGCTTCTGCGGAGGCAGCAGCTTCTGCTGCTTCTTTGAACTTTGGACGGCCAAAGCCCACGATAGATACCATAACATTCTTTGGGTTCTTTTTCCAAGCGCGAAGCTTAAGGCAAACCTCTCCGCCATTGCGCTGGTCACCCTTCTTGTCTGGGCTGGTATTTCCTTCGACTACTAGGCAGGTACCGTCAGCCTTTACAGACTTAACAATACCTACATGGCTGATCCGATCAACGCCATCTGCTGGGAAATCAAAATAGGCGATATCTCCTGGTTTAGGGTCATCTTCGTGCCAGCGTCCGGCTTTCTTAAAAGCATCAGCTCCCGATGGGGTGTAAACAGTGTTAGGAATCTTAACGCCAGCCTCGTTCCCACACCACATGACGAAACTTCCGCACCATGGTTGGAAGTTAGCTTTTGTGTAAGCGCCGTACTTTGTTTCATTGTCTTTTGGACCTTCAATAGTTCCAACTTCTTGCTCAGCCTCTTCAATCAAGCGAGCGGCTGTTCCTAAATCTGCCATTATTTGCTACCTCTTTTTTTAACGAGTAGTGCATAAATCTCATCTACTCTTAACTCAAGTCTTGCAGCTTTTTCGTCTAGTTCATTAACTTTGTCTTTAATCGAGCTTCCGCCATTCGGCTTAAGTTCTGCTAGATAATGTTTGACCAGCCATTTGACTCCAAGAGCCGCTGATCCTACTACGCTGATTAATGTGGCTACGAAGCCAAGCCAATCTATAGGGGACACTCTATACACCCATTCTGTTAAAAAGTCAATAGTTTTACCTTAGCAGAATGGTTGTCCGAATGAAATCACATAAGATCTACGCATAAATTACAGCACTAGAATACACGCGTGTCACAATAAAAAATATATATTTTTTACGCTTGACACCGTTTGTAAAGCCTATGCTAAGGTTAAACCTGATAAGCCACCAGTGATGGTGGCTTTTCGGCACTGAGAGGAGCAGAAATGCTTAATATCAGAAAAGAAGATATGGCAGGAATGGCGGTGATAGCGGTGTATGGATTAGTTCTAGGAACTCTTCCACACGCGCTTGCATCTAATGTAGTACCTGAGCCTAAAGTGGTTGAGGTAGTCGTAGTTGATCCGTTGGAAGAGTTTAGGAACGCTAAGTCGCTAGATGGCGCGGAACTAAAGTCTTTGCTTAAGGCAGTCGGTTTTGAGGGAAAATCCCTTAGGGTTGCCTGGGCAGTTGCCATGAAAGAGTCAAACGGTCGCCCATTAGCTCATAATGACAATTTAAGCACGGGGGACAACTCTTACGGGATATTCCAGATCAACATGCTTGGTCAACTTGGAATAGATCGACGAGAGAAGTTTGATTTAGAAGCTAATAAGGATCTCTACGATCCAATAACAAACGCGCAGATTGCTTATCATATGACCGCTGGTGGAAAAGACTGGTCGTCTTGGAAAATCAATCCCGAAGCAAATAACGGACAACGATACGACTCCTTTTATGAGGAGTTTCCAAAAGGAAAATAATGTACGCAAAAATAGCCGCACCAACCTTTGATGGCACCCAGCCATGTAAAGGAATGAACACGGAAGAATTCTTCCCAGTGGATCGCATAGAAGAAGAGAGATTTAAAAGGGCTATCAAGCCTGTGTGCGATTCTTGCAAGTTCAGATCTGAGTGCCTTCAGTGGGCGCTTGACAATAGAGAGATTGGGATCTGGGCTGGAACAACTACAGATGAGCGACGGCTCATTATTCGACGATTAAGGCGTAAATAGCAAAAAACCCCCTGCCAAACGGCGGGGGGTTTTTTGTTAGGGCTATTAAGAAGCTGTTGCCCAAGGAGTGATTGTGATTGTTGCAGTTGTCGCAACGCTTGCTGCGTTTGCTGCAGTGCTCTGGGTCTTGATGGTGCCATTGGCTCCGCCAAGTGTTCCAGTTGCGTTGACACCAGTTGTATCTGCAACTGTGAAGCCAGAACCTGAAACGGTGATCTGACCTGCACCAGCAGAACCTGTAACTGTCCAAGTACCAAGTGCGTATGCTGGAAGATTGACTGGAGCTTCGCCAGCTGGAGTTCCAGCAACAAGTGTGACCTTGGTGCCTGTTGGGTAATTGGTGTGAGCATTTGTAGCGTAGATAACTGCTGCTGTAGCGCTTGTAGCGTTAAAGCGAGTTACATCTGTACGTGTATTTGTTGCCGCAGTAGCGGTAGTGATATTTGCTGCTTCGTAACCTGCATCCTTAAGAGCATCAAGAGCCAAAGCTGTGGTGAGACCACGAACATCTGGAACGATGATGTAACCAATTCCAGCGCCATCTGCTGCTGTAAGAGCGGTTGTTGATTGAACCTTTCCATACTGACCTGTAATAGATCCGGCGTTTGCCGCGTTAGTTACAGTAAATGAAAGAGCGTTTGCTGTAGCCACGGTGGCTGAGGATAGGTTGTAAGCACTAGCTGTAAGGCCGGTGATGTTTACGACATCTCCTGCTGCAAGCTTGTTCTGTGCGGTGTATGTAACGGTTGTTCCGTTACCTGAAACTGCTGTAATGATGTAGTTGCCAGCCCCAGCGGTGAATGCTGGATATCCTGACCAACCTGCTTCTGCATTTGCGTGGTTGTCAAGATCGGCGTTAAGGCGAGCGCTTGGATAGACGGAATATCCGCTCCAATCGTAGTTTTGAGCTGCATCAGCAGCCACGACTACGGTAGCACCGCCATCTGTACGATCATCATTTGGCTGCATAGGGAAGTTACCCCATACAAAGTCAACTGCTTGTTGACCCGATGTATCTGTTGCCATTAAATTACCTTTTCTCTAGAGTGGTATAGCGCCTGATCGGGGCGCCCTACTATTGTCTAAGAGCTTTTAGGCTTTGTCATGGCTACCTAACGGAGATTAAGCAGGGACTCGTCCCAGTCTCGATACCAACAGGCTTTGTTCCCTTCCGTTGGGTGACCGTTCCAAGAAAAGTCCCCTGTTGTTGCCGATGGGGGTTTGTTCCAGTATTTCCATCCTTGAAGCCTTCCAGCCTGATTCATGTTTCTTTGTATATAACTAGTGAAGGTGCTTCCAGAACTGCCGATAAAGTCTTGCGAGTAGTGCATAACAAGATTACAGAGTAGCCCAAAGGACACCTCATCTTGAAACTTAAACTCCTTAAATTCTTTCTCAAAGTTATTGATTATGTACTCGTCTAAAAGAATAAATTTGTCTTTATTGCGTAAGACCATAGTGTTAGTGGGTTCGTCTGTGGAAAGGATCACGGGAAGATCTCCCACTAGTTCGTCTAAGCCAGCAGTAAACTGCTCAAATGTAGGTTTATCGTATTGATTGTCAGTCAGCCGTAAATGGGCTCCCTTGAACCTGCCAATAGAGTTTGCTATAACCTCAGATAGTTGAATGTATTCCGCTTTAAATCTAACCTTAGACAAGGCTTGATCTAACTCCTTTGATCGATCATAAAAAAAGGTTGAATATTGCCCTAGTGTACGTTTCAAGTGAATATTTTTATTAGGGGGAATAATAAGGTTTTTCCGTTTAAAGGCAAAAGCAAGTTCTCTCTTAGAGGTCTCCCTAATAGAACTGTAATAGTCCATCATGTCCTCTATAAGGATGTCTTCTTGAGGAAAATAAGGTATTTTGTCTTCTATTAATATAATACTGTTGTACGGCTCAAAGTCTAACAAGTCGTCAATTCTTGGGTACTGGTCATATCTTAAAAAATTGTCTCGTTTATTCCATTGCCAGTTTGCACTGTATATACCGACACGATTGTTGTCATAAACCGAATTAGGACGATCCCTTAGGTTGTGCACTACTAAATCTCTCTTATATACATAAGAAAGACCTACGGCTAACTCCATACTTATAGTCTGATTAAATAATCCACAAGGGTTGTAAAGTTGAAAAAATATTAAATTATTTTTCATTTTCAATCTGTTTTACGATCCAGTCGTAGGTATGTTTTAACCCTTCTTCTAAGTTTTCTTTTGGAGACCTGCCTAGAACCTTGTGTATTAAATTATTATCAGATGTTCTTGCCTTTACCCCAGTTGGGCCTTCAATATGTATCTTTTTAAGATCTTTGTTTGCAATAGCACAGACCATATCAACTAATTGATTTATAGACACCGTGGCTGTAGAACCAATATTAATAGGATCAAAAAAAGTTCTTTCTCTATAAAAAGCTTTAGTAAACTCTACGCACTCGTCAACATACAAAAAAGATCTAAGCTGCGACCCATCTCCCCAAATTTCTATATTGTCAGTTGCTTGAGCTACTTTTCGACAAATAGCAGCAGGGGCTTTTTCTTTCCCACCTTTCCAGGTACCTTGAGGACCAAAAACATTGTGGTATCTTCCAATTTTATTTTTCATACCGTAGTCTCGGTTGTATGCTAAATAAATGCGCTCGCTAAAAAGTTTTTCCCATCCATATTCGGTATCTGGATGCGCTGGATAAGCGGTACTTTCCTCACATGTAAAGTTATTAGGATTTATTTGATTATGTTCTGGGTATACGCAAGCCGAAGAAGAGAAAAAAACTCCGTGAATGCCTACTTCTTCTGCTCGTCTAACTATATTTAAGTTTATTAACGCCGAATTAGTTAATATAGAAGCATCATGGCTAGAACTTATGTACCCAATACCGCCCATGTCAGCCGCTAATTGGTATACCTCATCGTATTTTTGAGACATGACCCTATTTACTGTGTATCTATCTCGTAAATCAGCAACTACAAACACATCAGCTTGTGATTTACCAAATTCTGGATGTTTTATATCCGACCCAACAACCCAATACCCTTCTTCTTTTAACGAGGTAACAAGGTGATTGCCAATAAAACCGCCAGCACCAAAAACTAAAGCCGTCTTACTCATGGTGCTCCTTACATCATCTGTTGAGGTTCTTTTTCTTTGTTAGCTCTAATATGCGTAAACAAGTAGTTAGGTCCTTCTGTAAAGTACCAATGATCTGGCTCGCAAAAGAAGAAAAAGGCATTGCACACCAAATTTGTTTCTGGGTTAGGAAACGCCTCTCTCCAATGTTCTTGATCATTACCATACATAAATAAAGCGTCGTTTTCTAACAAGGTATAGGGCTTACCCTCTGCCCAAATATCCCAAGGTTCTTTTTGAAAAACGCAAAGGTCAATGTGATATGTGCATGCGTTATCATCTTTATGTTTCCAAAGACGCGCTGCTTCTCCTTCGTAAGTGCTCATTAAACACCAAGATGGTTTTAAAGTAGGACTACCAAAGTACTCTCGCGCTATCTCAGTTAGTAACTCATGAATTCTAGAGAGTTCAGGCTCACCATGCCATTGATGTCTGCCAAAACCAGGTTCGTACGCCGGTCTATTAGCCCAAAGATCCATAGCGTGTCTTTGAAGGTTTTTAAGTTCTTCTGGTGGAAGCAGGTTATTTACTATAAACGGCTCTTTTATAATTACGGGGTACTCTGTTGACATAATTACCACTTTCCTAGAGGACAGGTTGCATGCTCAAGTTTGGTCTTTGCAACCATAAAGCACCCGCACTTTTTGCACTGCTTAGTTACTTTAATGAGTTCTGGGCAAGCTAAGCACATCTCATACCGTTCAGTGGCTTTTTCCTCTGTTGTATAGGCATTACGATCCAACATGTCCCAAGGACGAGTTTCGCCTAAGTTCTTTTTATACCTCTGCCAGGGGGTTAATTCATTTTCACTCATGAGGCTATCCTACAGGAGAATTAAAAAATACCCCATCCCATGTGTAGCCAACTGTAATATTGCCGTCAGTTGGGACAATTTTTGGGTTTGAGTCAAGACCTGCCACTGATCGATCAAATTCCTCTGGATCCATATCCTCTTTTACATAGGTGAGGATACCAACCACATCGTTATCTGCAACAACGGCATATCTAGCAACCCCCTCAGGTACACTCTCTCCAGTAGATAATGGGTTTTCCATATCAACATCTTCTGGTGCGTAAAAGTTACCTTCTTTATAAAAGTAGGTTTTGTTTACATCTGGATAGCTATTAACATTTACAATTGTAGGATCGGAACTGAAAACAGCTATCCATTTTTCCAAAGATGAAACTGAGTCATCAAAGCGGGTGACATAAAAGACATCACCGTCAGATATAAAGGCAAAATGCTTTAGCATAGGTAGCCTCCTAGGTTAGTACACTGACATGATGCGTTGTAGGTTCCAATTCTAATACATGGATCAGGGCAGCAACCACAGAGATTACAGGAAGCATAAACTTCGCAAGACTGACCCTGACAACTTGCAGTAGGTGTAGGCGCTACAGGTGTTGGTGCCACTGGAGTAGGCGCTACTGGAGTAGGTGCCACTGGTGTTGGAGCTACTGGAGTAGGCGCTACAGGTGTTGGAGCGACTGGAGTTGGGGCAACAGGAGTTGGCGCTACTGGGGTCGGAGCAACAGGTGTAGGTCCGCAAGTAGTTGACTGACAGTTTGGATATGAGGACTGTGAACATGTGATGTTGTAACCAGTACCTGTTTGAGAAATATTAGTTATCTCTTGTGAGTAAGAACAGTTTCCTGCACCGGCGCATTGAGAGCTTGTAGTACAGAACCATGAGCCAGCGACTGGTGTAGGGGCTACTGGAGTAGGGGCTACTGGCGTTGGAGCTACTGGTGTTGGAGCGCAGCATGTATTGATCACGCTTGTAGTTGGTCCAGAACTTACTGAGTATGGGGAGCAAACATCTACCGCAAAAGCATTTGCAGCAGCTTGACTTGGGAAACTTCCAACTTTTACATCGCAATCTGGGCCACTGCAACACCAGTAATAAGTAGTTAGTGCTACTGGAGTAGGCGCTACTGGAGTAGGTGCCACTGGTGTAGGAGCTACAGGCGTTGGTGCAACTGGTGTAGGAGCTACAGGAGTAGGTGCGACAGGAGTAGGGGCAACTGGTGTAGGAGCTACAGGGGTCGGTGCTACTGGAGTTGGAGCAACTGGTGTTGGTGCGACTGGGGTTGGTGCTACAGGTGTTGGAGTTGGTGCAGGTTCACAAACTGATCGCCAAGTTCCTGCTACTTTTACATAAGAGTTAGTTACGGTACGCCAGGTATTACTTACTTTTACATTACCGCACTCAGCAGCTTGATCTGCCGATACAGTGCGCCAAGTCCCACCAACCTTTATGTACTCGGCCATGGTTTACGTATACTTTAACCAGACATCCCCATCATTTCCACCAGTAGGAGTGGAGGTGGAGACATGAATTGTTCTTACATAGCCAGATGATGCGGGAGCTACAGTAGTCATAGTTCCATCAGCATTTACTGTAGTAACAGCTGTTCCCGCAGAAGTCTGCCATTCCTGCAATGTAGCGCTTTGGCTTGCTGCGCCACGGACAACAAGACCCTTTGTTGCTGCGGATCCGGCAACAATAATGTTTCCAGAATCTCCAGCTTTTCTAATATATTGACTGTGAGCATCAGAAACAACACCGATCTCAATGTTAGCTAATCGAGCTGAGACGGAAGCAAAGGATGTAGCGGTGCTAGCAAATGTGCCAGAGGCGGAAGGGGCTGTTGAAAGATTAGGGTTTACGCCAAGGATAGACTCAATGGCTACTACTTCTTCTTGAAGGCTATTTGGGTGAGAGGCATCAATGATGTCAATGATGTTCTGCTTAGTAGTAAAGACCGCAACAGAGGTTGGGTAGGAGGCCGCCATCTTGTTCCTTTCAAGCTTTAAGGTACTACGGTAGGGGAATTACTTTATGTTTTCCGCCTAAACTAGTTCTGTGACTCTCCTCGTTGACCGCGTCCCGGCTTTAAGTGAGTCCAGATCGTTGGTTTTTCTGCTTCATTCAAAAAGAATTCTCTTCTACCAAATCTAGTGTCGTTTATTACAACCTTTTTTGCCTTTTTAGGTTTCTTCTTCATGGAGACCACCGACGCCACTGTCGTCCTTGAGTATCAATTCCTTTAACAGGTCTACCCCACACTCTGGTTAAGGCATCCCTGCCGGATCTAGTG